TTGATCTCCGTCAGTTTCTGCTTGGCCTTCGCTTTCTTTGTTTGAATTATGCCCTTAACGGCGTCGCCGGCGACGCCGAGTAAGGGTTTGAGTAATAGTCCCCACATGGGATTAAGCTCCTCCTGAAGTCATCTTGTATAAGATGAACAAAACCACCACGGTCACGATTCCGGCCTTAATCCAGTCACGCATACCCCAGTCGCTCCATTCCTTCAGGTGAGCCCAAAGATCTTTTATGAGTTTCATAGAACCTCCTTCGTTAAATTAATTGGTAGTTAAGCTGAACTCAAATTCAAATTCAACTATTTTTTTCATCATGCGCGCAATTTTTACATTGACACGATAAAATTTAAAAAGTGCCTTTAAAAGGAATCTTCTTAATTTGTGCCTTGCTTCGTTGTCCTTTGGGGCCTTTCCCCAAATTATCTATCACTACGGGACCATCCACAACAACGTTGTATTGTCCCAACGCAGTTCTCTTGTTCTTTTGAGCGCGAAACGTTGGTGTTTCAGGAACAACTTTTGTTACTATCTTTTTATAATTAGTCGCCATCTTCTCTCCTAATGTAAAGTTGGTGGTTTTTCATTAAACTGTACTAATACATCTTCGATGTTATGTACAGTTTCATGATGTTTGATTATGATTTCATTAGCTTTAGCAATCAAGGCTTCGGCAAAAATCAAGGCTTGGGGAGCGTTTGCAACACTCTCTCCAATGCATTTGTCAAGAACCTTGAGATAACTCTCAAATGCTTGTTGTGCTTCTTCCATCATGTTTTCCTTGCCTTGTTTAATGCAATAGCAATTGCTTGCTTATGCTTTGCTTGTTTCTTACTTATACCTCGTCGTGATGCTAGTGTATTAATGCCTTTTTGTCGAGACTTACTTGGCGCTGATGTTTTCAATTCCCGAATGTTGGAAGAAACAGTCTTCTTACTTTTCCCTGTCTTTAAAGGCATCCCTTACTCTCATGTTCGTGCGAGCCATGTTCATTTTTTTCAAATTAACATTCGCGCGCAGTTGGGCAATATCTTCCTGTGACTGTATTTTCTCGTTATCAATTTTATCTTTTTGTTCAAGTTTCTGTTGATCCAAGTTCAGTTTTCCAAAGTCATATTCCTTGTCCGCTTGATCACGCAAAGCACGTTGCTGTAATTCTTGCTGCTTGAGTTGAATGACAGGATCAGGCTGACCTTCTCCGCTTAACTGCGCTTGCTGCTGTTTCACTTCCGCCATGAACTGCGCTTCCAAGACCGCAATCTGTGACTGCACCATTGGTTCCACGTCCCCTTCCGCCGATTGACCCATTTGCGCTTCCGCTTGTTCCAATTGCATGGCGACGGCTTCCTCCGCCTTCAAGGTGACGTGTTCCTGAATATGCTTGTTCAAGTCAATGGCGATTTGCGGCATCATCTCCAAAACGGGAGATGTTCCAAAAAGTAAATGCGCCTGAATATGCGCGTCATGATTTTGTCCTTCGTATGCCTGAATGGAATCGCTTTCCAATAATTTTTGATGTTCCTGTGTCGGGCTCAATGGCTTGCAGTGATCCTCCTTCATAATCTTGTCGATATCTTTTACTCCAAGCGCCTCGTACATTCGTCTATAGGCTTCCCGCATATTGTGCATCTGTGGTGCACTTGTTGCTAGCTGCAACTGAGTTTGAGCCAATTGGATGCGTTGCGCCATGGAGAAAATATCAGGATTAGCGACGGGGATAATATCCACACGGTCGTCAAAATCCTCTTGTTTGATGGAACGATCCCCTCCCACTATCATATAAGGGTATTCGGGAGGAAGATAGATAGAAATAACATTAGCGAGAAGTTCAAATTCTTTTTTCATTGAATAGTACATTCTCTTGTGGATGGAACTCATAATTCGTGAACCACGTTCCAATAAGGCAATTGTGGTTCCCACGGGAGCTTGTTGATTGGCGTCCCCGACTTGCATATCCGCAATTTGCGCAAAGCGTTGTCCCGCTTGCACGACAAATCCTAGAAGAGCGAATAATGTTTGGGATGGTTCCTTGTATGGAAGAGGCAGTAAGCCCGCCCTAATTTCCCCACTTGGAGCGTCAACGTCCCTGAATTCCCCTGGCTGTAACGGAGTGTCATCATCCTTGATCCGTAGACCGCGCGCCTTGAAGCCCGCTGGCAAATTCGATAGGGTTCCCGCATCAAGCAGTTGCCTCAGCGCCGTTGTCGCGGTGCGTGACAATCCGCCGATCAAGTGAATTAATCCAAAGCCATAAAATCCAAGTCCTGGGAGAAATTTAAAATGAACAAAATATTGTTTCTTTTTGAAGAGCTCATCGTCCTCATCATAGTTTCGTCTGATCGCAAGAACGGTTCCCGACTGTTCGTCCACGGTGACAAGGTAGGGCAGTTTAATTCCCGTCTTCTTGTCCTCCTGTGTGTCCTCATAGCCGACCAAGTCCAAGGCAACATGGAACTCCAATAATTCTCGAACCAGACTTTCCCCCGTCGCCTGCACCCCCTCCAACTGATGGATCTTATCCGTCACATTGGCGGTGGAGTAGGTTGGGGTGTTGGGTTGATACGGCACAAGATCCACGTCGCGGTAAAATCCGCTCACCTGTTTCTTGCGTACGTCATTGTCTGTTAGCTTGACGATATGGGTAATGCGTTCGCATGACTCCAAATCGGTCGCGGTATAGGGCACCACGAGATCTTCGGCGGGAACAAACTTGGATACCGCGCGCCCTAGCTCCGCATCGTAGTAGACTTTTTTAAATGTCGATCCTGAGAGCGGCAAATAAAAAAGCATCTGATCGAGTTCTGGAGTGTACTCCTCCATCACTGTTGTAATTTGATAGTTCATGAATTCCTTCACGCGCTGCGACTGCTGATAAATCTCGGGCGTTTCCTCGCCCACGACACGCGTACGGACCGGCCCGTCTGCGGGCATGAGTTCCTTGTAGGCTGTTGAGCTGAATTGTGTAACGGCTTCCGCCAAGAGCGGGTGGGTGACACCGCTTGCCCCCTGGAAGGGACGGGTGCGATCCACGTACTTGAAACCGAGAAGGTTCAAGCCTTGCGTATAGGTATGCTCCCATTCATCGCGCGAGGACTTGTCGTTTTGGAATTCCGCCAACAAGTCGGATGACAGTCTTCCCAATTCGGTATCGTCCATGTCCTCCGCTAAATTCTTGTAGAAGTCATCGTCCTCGAGTGGCGCTTCGTCGATCTCGACTGTCTCTGAAACAATCTCAACATCAACGGGTTGTTCCGTGTCTATCGCCTCTTCAATGACGTCGCCTACGACAGAATTAAGTTTCTTGTCTATGTTGTCTTTTGGCATACTTTTTTATAACCTATTCACATCAACAAATCCACCATAATGGAAGTGCGGTATTTCTATCATACCACCTCTGCGTTTTAATGTAATATTTTTTTTCGTTAAAAGATTTATGATTTTTTTTGAATCAAGGATTTCTTTTTGCCATCGCTCGTCTCTTTCTTTGTCGGCGGCTTGCGCAATTTCGACAAGCCGAATGAAATAGTCGAGGTTGAAGCTGGTAGTCCCATCTTTTTCCATTCTTTCGCTGATACTTCTCTCAAACTCATCTAAATTCTCCTTATAACCATCGGCTTCTACAAAATTAGAACCCCAAGTAGCCTTGTTATACACGAAATCAAGCTCTTTTCCAAATACTTTATCTAACCCTTGTTCCAATTTCACCTTATCAGGAAGACCATCAAAGGACAGAATTTCGGCTATAAATCCCCCCGCTACAGGTCTAATATTGAAACCATACCCTGTTTCAGCACTTAATTGCTTCAACTTATTTTCATCAATGCGTGTTTTGGCAAAGATCCACGCCGTCATTCCGTTTTTATGGTTGTCAGGTATTTCACCCGTGAACGTCTTGAAATTACTAGCCGCCACTGAGGATTGAGTAAGGTTTTTTCCCAAAAACGAAATAATCCAATTTCTCTCTTTTTCATCGGTGTCGATTAATGGAATAATCATATTGACGCTGGCGTCCCCTTCAAAAGTTCCATATCCCATTTGAATACGAGAAACATCTGTTTTTTTGTTCTTCACTAAAGAGACGAGATTTTCAATAAAGGAGGGTTTTTTATCCTGCTTTAAAATTAATTTCCTGATAATGGATTTGTTAATCTTGTTAATGTCATTGTGGAGCTTCTTGTCTTCGGGAAAGTAATCAAGAAGTTGCTTAATCTTTTTTCCCACCTCGGTGTTAAAGCTCCCCACCTCAATGGTAGCTTTATAGGCTTCTTGATAGGGGATAACCGTTTTCTGCAACTTCTCCACGAAGGAAGGTTGCATCAGTTCCTCCATATTCAGCTTGCCGTCCTTAAAAATCATTCCCTCTTCTTGGAGTTGCTTAATCAATTCAGGACCCACCTGTGCGAAGTTCGTCGATCCTTTCGGTCGGATCTTCGACCACAATAAAGACTCCAATTCAAATGGTTGCAACTCTTGTCCTTCGGGAAGCGTCTTGTTCACTTCCGCCGTCAAATCGGCTTGCGCCTTTGTCATCAAGGCGTAGAGCTCGGGCTGCGCCGCGAGTACTTGCGGATCCACCCCGAAGATCGTTGCCACCCATTGATCGTTAACGGTGTTCGGAGCGCGTTCCGTGATCCCCGCAAAATACTTAAACGTATCGGAATAGTTTCCGAACTTGGGTGTGTTCACCGTGTTTTCTGGATTTAAAAAGAATTGGTTTAAACTAGCTTGCATTTTTAGTCCCATGCGCGTCGGTTGCCCCAGAAGATAGTCCGAGAAGATTCCCATCGCCAATCGTAAATTTTCCTTGGGAGTTTCACCGCCCGAGGTAACCGAGAGAATGTTGAAGAACATATCCTTGTCTTCCTTGGTATGCCCCTCAAGAAAATTATCCAACCACTGACTGCTCTTTTGCCACCAATAGCGTTCATCGGCATTGCCTTTTAAGGCATCATTGAGCAAATTGACATCGGGCATCTTAAAGCCGTGACGGTTAATGACGTCCTGTAAATCAACATTGACTTGGCTGTCAAGGGACGCGATCGATTTGGCGCCGACCGTGTCCACCGTTTTCTGATTAAATTCATAGTCAATAACAGGTGCTTTCTTTTTGGAATAGTCGATGGTGCGCAAATCCACTTCACCGAAAATTTTATTCGGGTTGAGTGCTTCAATGTATTGAATGGTATTCTTGTCCTTCGCTAGAAAACTTTTTGTGTCGACGACGTCATCCATAAAAAATTCCTGTGCTTTTTTTTCAAAGGACTCCTTCCCCTTGTCAATTTCCTTTTGAATGAAACGCAAATGCTGAAGAGCCGTGTCAACATCCAAGTTGCCCATCGCAATAGCCGCCTGTTTGGCGTGCTCTTGCAACTCATTGTAGGTCGGAATTTTCTCGTGCTGGGCTACATAGTTGTCTAAAAGATTATTAAGCTTTGTTCTGTATTCCTCTTCCGATAAACCCCTATCTCCCTCAAATTTCCTAGTATATTTAAGATTATTTTTTATATTTTGTTCGTGCTCATCGAGGAAACTCATCATATCCATTCCCCACACTTCCCGACTCCTATCAAGAGCCTTTATCATTTTTCTCACTTTTTCTTTTGTTG